CCTTTACATAGTACAGGTAATGACACGGCTGATTTAATTGGTAACTTCACTATCACAAAAGAAACTATAAAAAGAGTTGGTGCATTCAATCAAGAACTTGACCCTTACGGAGCAATAGATTTAGATTATTGTACGAGATGCAGAGCAGCAGGTTTGCATACAAAATTCATTAAAGAATATACCGCTAATCATATTGAGCAAAATAGCATTGATGCTTATGGTTACAATAAAAATGAATTAGTACAAAAGACCTGGAGTTTGCATAGCAACAATGTATCTGCTTATACAAATGGGAATAAAACATATTATATAAACTTATGAAAATACTTTGTATAACTTCAGCCAATTCGGGTGTAGGACTGCACCGAATTATGATGCCTATTGTTTATATGGAAAAAGAGTATGCACTTATTACCGATGTATTGAATGACGAACTACTTGAGCAGGGTTGGGATATTGTGCTAATGAATAGAATGCTAAACGAAATAAACGCAAAGCAAATGGACACTTGGCGCACCAAGTACGGCTTTAAGTTAGTAGTAGACAATGACGATTACTGGGAACTTAGCGAAAGCCATTTGTTATATTCAAGATATAAGTTTAATAACATACCTAAACTAATTACCGATTACTTAGAAGTTGCAGACCTTTGCACTTGCACACACGAAAGGTTAGCAAGTGAGATAAGTCCTTACAATAAGAACGTTCACATCTTACCAAACGCATTACCTTACGGGCAAGAACAGTTCCAGGATAACAAGACCGAAGATTACAAGGTTAGATTATTTTGGAGCGGTAGCGGAACGCACGAAAGAGATTTAGAAATACTAAGGCAGCCGTTCAAAAGATTACAAGGTATGAATATAAGAACTGTTATTGCAGGTTACAATGACGGAGAGAAACCTATATGGGATAAAATGATAGATGCCTTTACTTGCGGACTAAAGCTAAACCCTACGATTTATAATTATGCAAAGGTTACGGAATATATGGGGGCTTATACCGATAGCGATATTTCAGTTATCCCATTGGTAGATAACAAGTTTAACGCTATGAAGTCAAATCTAAAGGTATTAGAAACGGCTTCTAAAAAGAACCCTGCTATTGTTAGCCACGTCAATCCTTACTTAGATATGCCCGTGCATTACGTTAAAAGCCAAAAGGATTGGTACAAACATATACGAGATTTAGTAAGCGATGCGGATATGCGTAAGGAAAGCGGACAAAAGCTATTTGAGTTCTGCCAAAAGAAGTATAACTTTGACGAGATAAATTTAGACCGAAAGTATATTTATAGTAAACTATGCCAGTAATAAAATGCTCAAACGGGAAATATAGAATAGGCTCAGGCGGTTGCGTTTACGATACCGAAGAGAAAGCAATGCAAGTTTGGAAGGCTATTCTTGCAGGTGGCAAGTTTGCCGAAAGCTATACCGACTATCCTGAGTCAGCTACTAACAACGCAAAGAGGGCAATAGAATGGGCTGAGAAAAATGGTTGGGGTTCTTGTGGAGAAGCAACTGGGAAAGCAAGAGCAAGGCAATTAGCAAATCGTGAGCCAATTAGTAGAGATACGATTGCCCGTATGGCTTCGTTTAAAAGACATCAACAACATAAAGACGTTCCTTATAGCGAAGGTTGTGGTGGCTTAATGTGGGATAGCTGGGGCGGTACGAGTGGCGTTGAATGGGCGATTAACAAACTAAAAGAAATAGATGGAAAATAATTTGCATACTTAAATTTTTTAATTATTAATCAACGGAAAATTTAATGGGGAAAGTATGCAGAAACACACACAAATTTATTTGCAGGGAATGGGGTATAAAAAAACGGACTTCATTCCTTGCGAAGTGTGTGGCTCACAAGCGGTAGACGTGCATCATATTGAGGCGAGGGGAATGGGTGGCAGCAAAGACAAAGACACGATTGAAAACCTAATGGGATTGTGTAGGAAGTGTCACATAGAATACGGAGACAAAAAACAATATAAAGAGTTTTTAAAAGACATACACGCAAAAAATTATGGCAAAGGGTAACGAAAATAAAAACAAAATTAGCTTTGGCAAACGCAAAAGAGGGTCTGCAAAGAAGTCCTTTAACAAGCACACGCCAAGAGAAAAAGCTTATAGAGGTCAAGGTAGATGAGAAAACTAAACGCTATATGGCTTCTCCTAACCCACAAAGCTTATTTCCTTGCGGTATGTAAGACGGGTAAAAAGGGAGACGATATGACTACGATAGGGCATTACACCTACGCAATGGCAGAAACATTAATCAACAAACATATAGCAGACGTAGACACTTACCTCGACCAAGAAGATGCAATAGACGAAGCAAATGACATAATAAATGGAATACTATGATACAAAACGTACCAATCAACACAGTAAAAGCAAACCCAAACAACCCCAGGATAATTAAAGATGATAAGTTTGCAAAGCTTGTAAAGTCAATTAACGAGTTCCCACAAATGCTAAACCTTAGACCTATTGTTGTTAATGACGATATGGTTGTACTTGGTGGCAATATGAGATTGAAGGCTTGTAAAGAAGCGGGACTTAAAGAGATACCTATTATCAAAGCAAGTGAATTAACCGAGCAGCAACAAAAGGAATTTATAGTTAAAGACAACGTAGGCTATGGAGAATGGGATTGGAACGACCTTGCTAATAATTGGGACGCAGATCAATTACAAGATTGGGGGTTAGACATACCTGGTTTTGATGCAGAAGTTATAGAAGCAGAAGAAGATGATTTTGCAGTTCCAGACGGGGGAATAAAAACCGATATAGTATTAGGAGATTTATTCGAGATAGGAGAACACCGATTGCTTTGTGGAGATAGTACGGATAGCGACCAAGTAGCAAAGTTAATGAACGGACAAAAGGCAGATATGGTATTTACAGACCCACCTTATAATGTGGCTTATGAAGGTGGTAGCAAAAAAAGAGATGCTATTGCAAATGATAAAATAAATGACTTTTATAAATTTCTTTACGATGTTTATACTAATTGCTTTTTATTTATGAATGATGGTAGTCCAATTTATGTTGCGCATAGTGAATTAGAAAGAGCAAATTTTATTTTGGCTTTTGTTGATGCAGGGTTTAAATATTCAAGTATTATAGTTTGGGTTAAAAACAATAGTACATTTTCAATGAATAAAGACTATAAATGGAAGCACGAACCTATAATATATGGGTGGAAACAAGGTAAAGAAAGAGTATGGAAAGGAGATAATAAACAAGATACTGTATGGAATATTGATAGACCATCAAGAAGTGAAGAACATCCTACAATGAAACCTATTGAATTATGTGAAAAGGCAATCAAAAATAGTTCTATTGAAAATTCATTAATATTTGAACCATTTACAGGTTCAGGTTCAACAATGGTAGCAGCACATCAACTTAAAAGGAAGTGCTACGGAATGGAACTCGACCCTAAGTACTGCCAAGTAATAGTAGACAGGATGCGTAAACTTGACCCAACATTAGTTATTAAAAAGAACGGAGAACCAATTTAAAAACAGCGAAATTACAGCGATGCCTAATCCACAAAATATAGAGCCGTACAAAATGCAGAAGGGGGAAACATTGAACCCAAACGGCAGACCCAGGAAGTATGTAAGCCTACTTAAAGAGCAGGGATATAAACTTGCTGAGATAAATGACACCATACAAGCTATGATGTCAATGGACTTAGAGGAACTTAAAACAGTATGGGATAACCCGAAGGCAACGATACTTGAAAAGACGATAGCAGCAGCTATGCGTAAGAGCTTGGAGAAGGGCAGCCTTTATAGTTTAGAAACTTTACTTACCCGTGTTTATGGTAAGCCTAAAGAACAAATGGATATTCAAACAGATAATAGAATTGAGATAGTATTTGTAGACGGCAAGACAATTCTTTAATGCGGATAGAACTACCTAACGGACATATAAACCAAAAGAAGATACTTGATTGCGAAGCCAGGTACATAGTTGTTATGTGCGGTCGAAGGTTTGGCAAATCAGAGTTAAGCCAAATCAAATGTATTACAACCGCAGTTAAAGGCGGTCAGGTTGCTTACATAACCCCTACATATAAATTGGCTAAGGTATTCTTTGAGAAGCTTTGTAATAGCCTTCCGTTCCCTAATAACAAATCGGACTTAAATATCAGCTTTCCAAATGGTGGAAAGGTAGAGTTCTTTACAGGGGAACGATTGGATAACTTAAGAGGGCGCAAGTTTAACCTGGTTATAGTAGACGAGGCTTCTTTTATACCTAACCTTGAAGACGGGTGGCTTAACTCAATAAGACCTACCTTAACTGACTACAAGGGTAAAGCTATATTCCTTAGCACCCCTAAAGGTAAAAACTACTTCTTTAGTTTATTTAGCAAAGCAGAACCCGATTGGCAAAGCTTCAAGTTTACTACATACGATAACCCATATATAGACCCACAAGAGATAGACGATGCAAGGAAGCAACTGCCAGAGGTTGTGTTTGAGCAGGAGTATATGGCAAACCCTGCGGAGAACGCAGCAAACCCATTTGGTAGCCAATACATTCGCAAATGTATACACCCAGTAACAACAATGCCGATTGTAGCTTATGGGATTGACCTTGCCAAGTCGGTCGATTGGACTGTAATAGTAGGCTTAGATGAAGACGGGAACGTGGCTTATTTTGACCGCTTTCAAATGGATTGGCATAATACCAAGCAAACTATCCTTAGGCTGCCTAAATGCCCTATCCTTGTCGATAGTACTGGGGTTGGCGACCCTATCCTCGAGGACCTACAAAGAGAAGGGGTAATGATACAAGGCTTAAAGTTTACAAGTTCAAGTAAACAACAACTAATGGAAGGCTTACAAGCTGCGATACATCAAGGTAAGATTGGTTACCCTGAGGGGATAATTAGCCAGGAGTTAGAAGTATTTGAGTATATGTACACGGCAACCGGGGTAAAGTATTCCGCACCTTCAGGCTTTCACGATGATGCCGTAATGGCTTTGGCTTTGGCTTGGCAGAACTTCAGCCTTAAACGTGGCACGGGTAGGTATGCCTTCCTATAATTGCAACAAGGTTACAAAAATAAATTTGGTGGATTGTGAAAAACTTGTATATTTGGTTATTATTTAATCAAAACACAAACCAAATGAAAAAAGAAACCGCACAACTTTTAGCCGTATTTTTAG